TGCCAGTGTTCAGGGATTTGTGCAGACCAAAGCCAGAAGATTTTGGTTTACCTGAAGTCAAAAAAGCATACATTGAGGCTTGCATGGCTCCCAGTCCCAAAGCCAAGCACAAGTGGTCACATCCTGCTGTTTACCATGCTGGTAAGGCTACTGGGTGGTTTGAGCTGGCAACCTTTGCTGAAGATCAGATTTATTCTCGCTTCAAGACCTTTTACGCTGGGTACTGTGATCGGGTAATGAATGGCGAAAAACTGGACGCTCCGATGATGGAAGCATTGCCTGAGAAAGTAACAGTGATATTAACGCCTGAGCAGAATCAGGATCGGATGTCGCAATTACGCGGTAGCTTGGGCATCTAAACTGGACAACAATCATGTCGTGGAAAGTAATAAAAAAAGAATTGCCAGATAATCAGCGGATGGTTTTTGTTTGTGCTGCTGCGATTGATCCAGATAATCGTCCTGACTATTTTGCTGCTGTGGTTTACCAAGATGGTAAGTTCGGTAATTCGCAGATGGAATACACTCACTGGATGTACCCGCCACTGATAGGCACAAAAGCAAGAAAAGCAATGACAATAATTTAACAGACCGTAGCTGGTCACACTGAGGGTAAAACAATGACGGTAGTTACAATCACAATTAGCGATGTAGAAAACACTGTTTTAGGCAAGGGCGCGTATGAGGCCATGATGAAATGCGACCCACCGTTGACTGAACGCACAACCAATGAAGAACTATCTGCTGCTGTGAAGACCGCAATTAAGGTTATGCAGTTACTGATGGCAGACACGAGCAAAGACATAATCATAAACCCACCAGCAGGCTTCATAAAAAAGATAAAAAGCCATTAATTGAGGGCATGAGAATGAACACTGAATCACAATCACAAGCCATTCTACGCTACATGCAACAAGGTAATGAGATCACTCCACTTGAGGCGCTGTTGCGCTTCCAGTGCATGCGACTGGCCAGCAGGATCAGGGACATTAAAGACATGGGGATTGACATTGCTGACCGCTGGGTGACCCGTGATGATGGCAAGCGGTTTAAGGCGTATAGGGTCAAGTCATAATGGATCTGCAACTCATCAAGATGCCGGGTGGAGTGTTTCGCCCGGCAAACCAGCATGACGCTGACGCTGTTAGGAACATAACCAATGGCAGCGTACTTACCGGAAAGTTCGTCCAGCCACGTAACCCAAAGTTTCACCGAAAGTTCTTTGCCATGCTCGGGTTCTTTTTCGAGCTGTGGGAGATCCCAGATGATCTGATGTACAAAGGGATAAAGCCTGAAAAGAATTATGACCAGTTCCGCAAGGATATTTTGATCTTGGCTGGGTTTAGAGACATGGTTGCGACCATCAAAGGTGAGGTCAGGTTTGTTGCCCAGTCAATCAGCTTTGCATCGATGGGTGATGATGAGTTCACTGAGGTCTACCGGCTGGTCTTCAATACCTGCTGGCGACATGTCATGAACACCACCATCGTAAAGCTGACACCAGAGCAGGCTGAGAACACTATCAACCAGATGCTGGAGTTTGATTGATGCGTAAGTGCCGCACTTGCAAAGTACCTATTCCCACTTTTGCCAAGTCGGATACGGTCTATCAAAAGCGCGGCTGCTGCGGTGAGCAATGTGCGCTGGCGTTTGGCAGGCTGGCCATCCAGAAGAGCCACAGGCGAAAGGAGCGCGAAAATGTCAAGGCCGCTAGGGTAGCCAAGGGTGAGCAGAGAAAACAGCGTACAGAGCAGCAGATCAAGCTTAAAACGCGAACAGAATGGATGAAGGAGGCTCAAGTAGCCTTCAACAAGTTTATTCGACTTCGGGATGACCTGCTGCCCTGCATCTGTTGCAATAGCTGGGGAAAGGATGAGGACTGGTTGGTCGGTGGGAAGTGGGATGCTGGTCACTTTCTAAGCAGGGGCGGGTTCCCAGAATTAAGGTTTGAGGAACTGAATTGCCACAAACAACTGAAGTCCTGCAATGCGGGATCATCAAAGTACGCCAGAAAGGGCAGGTCAGTATCTGAAGGCTACCGGCTAAACCTGATTAACAAGATCGGTCTTGATAAGGTCGAATGGCTGGAAAGCCATCATGAGGAAAAAAAATATACGATAGATGACCTAAAACAAATCATCACCGAATACAAAGCAAAACTGGCAGAATTAAAACTGCGCCAACCATAAGCCAACGCAGGGGCGGGGGTTAACATTCAACAAGGGTCATGCCGTAATTGTTGATCTTAGGCAGGCTGGACGTATCGATTATCTTAACTGGCCTGTTGTCTTTAAACACAGAGTAGTCAACGTAATGATGCCATCTGTTAAATTTAAACGAAAGTTTTGCAACATCTGGATGCAGGTCAACAAGCATCTGGCTTTTTGGCAAGGTTCCTTCATTGTCGTAAAAGTCAGCACTATTGCCGCCGCGCATTCTTTGAGTAGTAATTTTGCCGCACAGAAAAGCGTTAAACTGCAAAGTGCATAAGCCATCTTTAAGAACCCGCAGGCTCAAGTCAGTGTCCTCGTTATACCTGCCGCGCCATCGGTATCCAGAATTATTGTCAATGAGCAGGCATGAGTAGATTCTGGTATTTAATACGTAGGGCGGTACGGCATCGCCTTTTTTGCAAAAAGAATAGTAATTTAAGCCAGCAACAGGAATGTTTGAGTACCTGCAAACAAAATCCTCAGAGGCTAACAAAGTTGATCCGGTGCGAACCTCAAATTTTTCGTTTTTGTTCAGGTAGTGGAAGGCATCAATATTGTCATCCATGACCCAGTGTCTGCTAAAACCGTTGGCCTTGCTGTGGTCAATGCAAAAGTTCCGAGCGGGGCCTGGCCCTGTACTTTTCGTTAAACCCAGATTATCGCAAAGGTCATAATCAGACTTGTATCGCGACGGCAGCACAATCAATTCACCATAGCACCTGCCTTTCCGGTAAAGTTCAACCTCATCACCCTCCACAACAATATAGTGAGGAACGCCCATTTCATGCAGCGCCCTCGTTGTAAGGCCGTTATCAAAACGACCTTTGGAAACTATATAGACTGGAAATTTAGGATTCATCAACGTACACCTTGCGCTCAAGACCCCAGTGAGATTTAAAAGGATGCCAAATGCTTTTTGTTTTTAAAGTCATCTTCTGACCGATCTTCTGCTGAAAATCAAGGTAGTCTTGTTCAGAATCAAACCGAACAACTATCTCTTTAAATGGTTTGCGTTCCTGCTGGTCAAACTCTGGCATCCCTACCCACTCTGGGTATTTGTCAAACAAATCGTTCATTTGAATAACCTCACAAGAGAACCAGCATAAACATCCCAGCGCACAGGATGCACGTAGCGATACAGCAGAGCAGGTCTATCTTTTGGGCGCGGGTCATTTACGCACCCCCAGCACTGGCAGTACAGCTTCAAGAGCAGATGCCATTTTCATATCAGCATTCGGTGCGCCTGAGTTCATCACATCAGGCTCCAGAGACAAGTAAACTTCCATCAGATACTCCCATGCCCTTTGGTACTCAGCATTGGGCAGATCGTGTGCCACAGCAGCCTGTAGAGCGGTTGTGATGTACATTGTGCGGCTCATCTCCAGCTTGTGAGCTGCCTTGGTCAGTTGGCGCAGAAGGCCGTCTGGCATACGCAAACTGGTTGCGGTGGTTGCTTTGTCGTTCATGATTGCACCTCGTCATACTCACAGCCAGAAATAATTGCGTCACACTCACAGCCAGCAACTGAGCAGGCAAGGCAGATGCGCTCGTTTTCGTTTTCTTCGTAGTCGTACATTTTCTTATCCTCTGTGTTAGTGGCCGTCCTTAGCCGTGGTTTAGTTATACTGCGTCGAATATCGCGCAGTTGCTGTAGTTGCCCAGAATGCGCGTCTTATACTGTTTGCCGTCGATCAGGACAATCTCTCCGTTTAGCAGTACAGGTTCGCGGCTTAGGCGAGATGTTTCAGCTCTGTCTGCATCAGTGTAAGAAGATTTAAGGCAAGCACCGTGCTGCATAGCCCAGTAAATACCATCCCCTTCTTTTTCGTAATCTTGGTGCAAGCTGGCTGTCATTGGCAAACCGCGCTTGCTAAAAACCCCAAAAGTGTTCTCTTGATCAAAACTGCCGGTAGACAGCTTTAGTGTTCTTGGCTCATTTGCAAGCTCTACGTTAAACATGTTAATAACCCCTGTCTGCATATGCCGCAGCTTCATTAACTCCCTCTACGTATATTTCGTATTGATCTTCAATATCCTGCAAACAAAACTCTTTTGTGCCTTTAGAAAGCACTTCAAGCTTTTTGTAAACTACGGCGTATTCACCATCTAAAGCTACAACTGCAAAATCTGATTTAAAAACTTTGTACATTTTTTTCACCTCTGGCCGCTGGATGCCGCCGATGTGAGTAACTATAATCGAGTGCGTAGTACAAAGCAATAAAGTAGCGCAGTGCAATACAGCAATCGTTTGTATCGATAGAGAGAAGATCAATAGATTTTATTTACGGACAAAAAAATCAAAAAATGTCCGTAGAATGATATTCTCATGTGGCGGCACTCCGAAGCCGCTGTTGTGGTGTGGTTCCTTTTTGCCCTGCTTGTCAGGGCATTTTTATTGCACAAAAACACGCACACATGCATTAAAACGAAATTTGCGCTATCATTGCCACAGCAGGCTGATCATCAAGCCTAGCAGGTTACAGCACTGGGCAAGCCCAATAGGAGTGAGCATGAACAAGCAACTCACTGATAAACAAGAAATATTCTGTAGAGAGTATCTTATTGATCTAAACGCATCCGCTGCGGCACTAAGGGCAGGCTACGAAAAGAAGTGGGCAGCAAAAAACGCCTCCCGCCTGACGGAAAATGACGGAGTTGCCAAGCGTATTCAAGAACTTAAAGACAAAAGAGCTGCAACACTCAAGATAGATGCCGAGTGGGTTCTTAAAGAATGCGTTGAGTCGTACAAGTACAACAAAGAAAAGGTGTTCAACAACTTTGGCATGGAAGGTATGCGTAACCCTTCTGTTGCAGCCAAGTTCCTTGAGATGGCAGGTAAGCACGTAGGCGTTAAAGCGTTTGACCAAAACCATGAAGCCAAAGTACCTGAGCCACTCAAAGACCTGACACTGGATCAACTGATTGAACTGAAGAAGACACTGGAAAGCTACGGTGTCGTATCAATTCAATGACCAGCATAGTCCCACAGGATCTGTACAACCAGACGATGATCCTGATCGACAGACAGGTATGCAGCAACAGCCTGCACGAGTTCGTCAAGGCAGCATGGCACGTGATAGAGCCGGGCGTTCCCTACGTTGATGGCCCACACATACAAGCCATCTGCGAACACCTCCAAGCTATCACTGACGGAGAGATACGCTTCCTCCTGATCAACATTCCTCCGCGTCACGCCAAGTCAACAATAGTAAGCGTGCTATGGCCATGCTGGGAATGGATCAACCAGCCAACACAAAAGTACCTGACAGCATCTTACTCAGGCATTTTGTCTACAAGAGACAATCTTAAGGCGAGACGACTGATCACCAGCCCGTGGTATCAGGCACGCTGGGGAAGCATAGTTGAGCTATCAGGCGACCAGAACCAGAAGACCAGATTCGAGAACACCGTCACTGGGTACAGGATAGCCTCATCAGTAGGTGGTACAGCAACAGGGGAAGGTGGATCACGATTGATCCTAGACGATCCGCACTCTGCACAAGAGGCTCAATCAGATGCCATCAGAGAGTCTGCAATAGAATGGTTTGACATGGTTTGGTCAACCCGCATGAACAACCCCAAGCTTGATGCAATGGTCACCATCATGCAAAGACTTCACGAACAAGATGTCTCAGGCAGGATTGAAGAGCTGGGTGGATGGGAACACTTGTGTCTGCCTGCTGAGTGGGATGGAGTTAAGCGCAAGACATCTCTTGGCTATTACGACAAGAGAAAGACCGAGGGCGAGCTGCTGTGGCCAGCAAGATTCGGCAAGAATGAAATAGACAAGCTCAAAGCAGTGCTGGGTGAGTACGGTGTCGCTGGCCAACTACAACAAAAGCCAGCGCCTCAAGGTGGCGGTATACTCAAGCCAGACAAGTTCCGTCTGTGGCCTAACACAAAGTCTCTGCCGCCCTTTGAGTACGTCCTACAATCCTACGACACAGCCTTCACTGCAAGCACCCAGAACGATCCTACAGCCTGCTCAGTGTGGGGTCTGTTCTTCTGGGAGGGTTGCTACAACGTCATGGTCATCGACTCGTGGCATGACTATCTCGAGTACCCAGATCTCCGCGCACGGGTGATCAAGGAGTGGACGGCAAAGTACGCAGGAGATAAGACTGATCCGACCAACAAGGCAAGAAGCCCAGACCTATGTTTGATTGAGAAGAAGGGATCAGGGCAGTCGCTGCTGCAAGATCTGGCTCAGGCTAAGATCATCGTAGCGGAGTATAACCCCGGCAATGCGGACAAGATCTCAAGAGCGCACATGATTACTCCACTGCTCGACGCTGGGCTGGTGTGGATACCTGAAGGCAAGAGGGGTGACACATGGCCAACATGGGCTGACCCGATGATGAAAGAGTTATCACGATTTCCGAAGACCGAACACGACGACTATGCGGACAGCGTAACCCAAGCACTGCGCTACATCAGAGACCTTGGATACCTTTCCCTTGCACGCACAAACAGGTATGATGACGAAGCAAGATTGCAGCAAACACAGGTGATCAATCCATACGCTCAGTGAGGTCATTATGTCAAAAGAGAAGAAGCCAGTCTGGGACAAGTCGCGTCCTAAAGACCTCGGTAAGCCTACGGCACTCAAGCCAGCCCAGAAGAGATCAGCTAAAGACATGGCTGAAAAGGCGGGTCGCCCTTACCCAAACCTCGTTGACAATATGCGTGCGGCGAAGAAAAAGAAATGAGCGACAAGTCTAAAATGAAGTGCAACACTCCCAAGCGAACCCCATCGCACCCGACAAAGTCTCATGTTGTTAAGGCATGCAAAGACGGAGAGGAGAAGTTGATTCGTTTTGGACAACAAGGTGTTAAGGGCGCAGGCAAAGCCCCTAAGACCGAGTCAGAGAAAGCAAGAAAGGCATCCTACTACGCACGCCATGATGCCCAAGACCCGTCCCCAGACAAGATGTCGGCTCGGTTTTGGTCGCATAAAGTTAAGTGGATTCTGCTGGTGTCTATGTTAAGCGGCATGGAAGCAATTAGCCGCGCATCCTCTATGGTGACCTCATGAATCACGCACAGTACGACCAGAAGAAGATCGATGCACTCGCCTCTGAGCTGATGGAGCCGCAGCGATTGGCTGACGGTGGGCCACCGGATGTGCCGCCAACATCTAAATTCAGAAAAGCAGCAGCGGCTGTACAAGCAGCCAGATCTATCGGAGACGAACCATTAGAGGGTGCGCCTACTAGAGCGAACGTACCCAATATTGGCGAGGTCATGCTGGGCAAGAACCGTGAAGCAGAAGAGGCTGCGCGTCGAGCATCAGCAATGTCTGGTGTTCCTTACAGACCGACAACACGGTTTGCTCCACTTGATGTAGACAGAGCAACAAGAATCGCACGCGAATACGATCTGATGAAGCACGACCCAGATGATCCTCTGGTCAAAATGGCTTACGACCAGATGATCAAAGAGACCAATGATCAGTACGAGGCAATGTTGCAGGCTGGCATAGAGCCATACTTCATAGAGCCGGGTAATAACCCATACCGCAACAGCCCATACGAGGCTTTGTTAGATGTCGCAGAGAACCGCAGGATCGGCGTGTTCCCAAGTGTTGAGGGCTTTGGTACAGATCCTAATTTTAATCCGCAAGGCAATCCATTGCTTCAGGAAACTGGCAGGCTGATTAGCGGTAGACCAGCACTGGCGAACGATCTCTTCAGGGCGGTGCATGATTACTTTGGACATGCGAAGCCGGGCGTTGGGTTCCGTGCTGCTGGTGAGGAGAATGCCTACCAGTCACACGCTGGCATGTTTAGCCCACTGGCACGCAGGGCGCTGGCAAGCGAGACCAGAGGGCAGAACTCATATTTGAACTACGGGCCATACGGTGAAACAAACAGGACAGCTAAAATCGAAGACACACGATTCGCTGATCAAAAAGCAGGTTTAATGCCACGATGGGCATCAGAAGCGGGGTTGGTGATAAATGATGATCGACGACGAGAGTTTTTCGATAATTTGGCAAGAAATCAGACAGGGCTTGAAGGAGCAATATCTGATGACGGAAAGTTGCGCCTCGTCCACTACTCCACTAGACCGCTCGAGCGCATCGACCCAGAGTTCTACGGGCGAGGTCTGTCACGGGCATCACTCGCAGAGCGCAACCGATCATACGACCCAGAGTTCGTCAAAAGGTCGTACTATGGTATCCCTGCATCCGAGAAACCCTACGTACCCGAGTTTGGACTAGGCGGTATTCGCAATGAGGTTCTGATTGAGCCAGAGCTGATCTATCAGGCGCAGGCAAACCCAGAGGGACTATGGATACGTAATGACCCAACAGGGTCTGAGCGCAGGATAGCAGAGGCTGGGTACACTGGTTACTACTCAACAGATCCAAAGCTTGGCAAAGTCGCTGTTATATTTGACCCCTACGATGTAAGCAAGTCTTACATGATCCCTGTCGGCGCTGTTGGTGCTGGCGCTATGGCTATGTCTGGGGAAGATGAGCTTGAAACAATGGCTGGCGGCGGTGCAATACGTAAGGCAGCAGAAGCAGTACGACAGGCTGCGGACAGCGACCTCGACATGTCCACTGAAGGTGTAGCACCGGCTGACATCAAAAAATCATTTATAGTGAATCCGAAATCGTTAATATTTCGTGAGACAGAGCAGTCTCAAGCTAACAAAGACAGTCTCACAGGTGATTCAGACGACTTTGATCCAATCGTGGTTATTGGAAATGATTTGAAAAATCTATCTATATTAGATGGTCATCACCGCGCAAGCGTTGCGCGTGATCGTGGAGATAGTTTGCAAGCTGTTCGCGTTACAGAATCAGAGTATGATCTGTTAAAGAAAAAGGGATTTGATGATACGGAAATTGCGTATGCCGCATTACAGCGAGCAAATAAAGGTTACGCTGCTGGGAATTTAGACTCGCAATTTAAAGGCTCAGGAATAGCAGATAATGGAGATAGAGCGTGGGATGAGCTTCTGTCTGAAGACGATCCAGAAGGCATGTCTAAGGGCGGTCTTGTTGACAAGCTACGCTCTGCTGCCTCATCAGTTAAAGAAGCTGGTAACGTCTACAAGGCTGCTGTAGGCAACATGTTCTCTCCTTGGGAGCCAAGAGAAGAACGGCTACCCGGCTTGTATCCCAGTGATTGGGAGTACCCTGAATTGCGGCTACGAAGACCCGGCATTGTGAACCTTGCTTTGGGTATGCCCAACATGGCTGCAGACATGAGATACCTATTTGGTGCTGTAAAGGACGCTGCAATTGGCGACGAAGTACCTGACGAAGAGTGGCGCAAGTTCGACATAGCGTCTGAGGCACAAGGCCGTTACGAAGAAGACATGGACTCGTTTCTACGCAGTTACACTGGCAAAAGCATGGACGAGCTGAGTGGCCCGATGTCTGCTGTACTTGGTCTCAGCGAGGCTGCGGCACAACCCGGCATTATCTCAGCCAAGGTTGTAGCAGGACTGCCCAGACTTGCGCGGTATCTGTCTCACCTCGCTGAGTTCGCCACACCCGTTACCGTTGCCTCACCGGGAGCCATGACGACTGGCGCTGTTTTCAACGCTGGCATCAGGGCATTGCCTGCGCTGACGGATGGTGACGATCTTGAACAGATGAACGCTAGATACTCAGGTCGAGAGCTGTCGGGTGAAGAACAAGACAGACTGGACGACTACCTACAGGAATTGCTTGGCAAGAAAGATGGCGGCTTGATCGACAGGATCAACCAGAGCTTCTACGAGAACATCTCAAAGCCAGCGGTTGGTACAGCAATTGACATGACGCTAGGTCTTGGTGATCTGGCTCAGATGGCTGCGCGGTACTTGGGTAACAAGGCAGGGTTCGATGCTGGCGAGTTCACATCCGTTGCCCAGCCAGTCAAAGAGGCCATCGGTGTTGACGACTACAAC